TTATAGAATATACTCAAATAAAGACACTACAATTTATGAAGACCTACTTCGTAAAGACCAAAATGTTGGTAAAGATGAAATTCTTGAAGTAGGTAAACTATATGACACAGACAACACAACTCTATTAGGAAACAGTAGAGCACTGATAGAATTTGATTTATCAGAAATTTCAAGGTCAATAGTGGATGGTACTATTACATCACCAGAATATAGACTGAGATTAGAAAATGTTGAAAGTAGAGAAATACAAGATAACTATAATTTATTTGTTTATCCATTAAAAGATTCTTGGGTAGAGGGATTGGGTCAAGAGGCAGACACACCACACCATAAAGAGGCATGTACTTGGGTAGGTCCTACAACAGGTGAAACTTGGAGTATAGCCGGAGCGTTGGTTGGTGAAGCAAGAGACCCAGACACAATTAATTCATTAGTATCATCAATAGACTTTGTATCAGGTCTTGGTGGGTTTGAATTAGTAGATAAAGTAAAAGGAGCAAATGGTGATGAACCATTACTATTTGTTTCTGGTGGTAGAATGGCGATGTCCGCTTCTGAGTTTAGTGGTGGTACTGCAAACCTATCAGCGTCATTAGATGTAGGACAAATATATAACATTGAGTTTGACTTCAATAGAGAGAGTTTATCAGGCGTTGACTTTAATGTGATAAATCCAAGTGGGTCTTTACTAAATAGTGAGATTGACGGATTTCAAGAATCATTGATAAGTACTGCGACATATAAGATGGCATTTACTGCAAGTATGCCAGGTGTACACAAACTACAATTTACATACTTCGATAATAACGGAGCAGATGGTTCAGCAGGTTCAATAGATAATTTTTTATTTTTCAAAAAAGAGCCAGCTAATACATTAGTCTTTGACCAATTTTCTGTAAATGTTAATACACTACCATCTACATTTCTGATTAACGATACACTTTCAAACTCGGCAGGAGTTACAGGTTCTGCATTTATAGCAAATGAAGTTCTTAACTTTACCGCATCAGATAATGGTGGCGCATCGTTAAATAGAAAATTTAATTTACAAGAAAATAGAAACTATACGGCTAGTTTTACAATAGATACAGGAAGTTTCCCAAGACAATATGCAGATGGTAGTTCATTAGGTATTGAATTTAGAATACAAACACCAACAGGTAGATTTGTTGATGTAAATGATTTTGATAATGCATTAAGATATATAACATCAAGCTATACACCATCTATAAAATTTACTGCAAGAGAAACGGGACAACATTTATTTAGATGGACATTTTTTGCAAGTGGAAGTGGAATACAATCAAGTGGTTCAATAGATAATTTTAAAATAGAATCAACTGACCACGACACAACAGGTTCAGCATTCCATGATACATTATGGGAAGCGCATTTTAACAAAACATCAGGT